ATCTTCTGGTGGTAAAAAAGCAATTAAAAAAGATGATAAATTTAATCCGCCTAAAGATCAAAGAACAAGATTTGAAAAAGTAGCACAAGCTAGAGAAGTTGTTTATGAAGGAATGATGGTTTTAGGAGCTAATAAGCTTTTAAAATGGGAGAAAGCTAAAAATATGGTTCGTCCTGATTCTAACGTAAATAAGGTTATGATGAATTATATTGTAACTGCTCCGCGTTTTTATAAAGGTAAAATTGAAAGTTTAGTTAGTAGAATGATAACTTACGCTGATCTTATTCAATTAACTCATTTAAAGTTACAACAAGTAGTACAGAGAATGACTCCATCTGGTGTATTTGTAGATGCAGATGGATTATCTGAAATAGATTTAGGTAATGGCACAAATTATAATCCACAAGAAGCTTTAAATTTATATTTCCAAACAGGATCAATTATAGGTAGATCTACAAATGTAGAAGGAGATCCTAACCCAGGTAGAATACCAATACAAGAATTACCTGGTGGGGGAGGACAACAATCTACACTTTTAATTCAAGCATATAATTATTATTTAAATATGATAAGAGATGTAACTGGATTAAATGAGGCAAGAGACGGTTCTGACCCAGATCCAAATGCTCTAGTAGGAGTGCAAAAATTAGCAGCAGCAAATTCTAACACTGCAACAAGACATATACTGCATAGTTCCTTATATGTAACAATTTCTTTAGCAGAAGCAATATCTATTAGAATAAAAGATGTATTAGAATTCCACCCTCAAAGAGATGCTTTTATAACTAGTATAGGTAGATTTAGTGTGGGAGCTTTAAAAGAAGTTGGAAGTTTACATCTTCACGACTTTGGTATATTTTTAGAACTAGATCCTGATGCAGATGAAAAACAATTAGTTGAAAACAATATACAAGCTGCTTTATCAAGAGATCAAATATATTTAGAAGATGTAATTGATATTAGACAAATAAAAAATATAAAATTAGCTAATCAATTATTAAAATATAAAAGAGCCAAAAAAGCAAAACAAGATCAAGAAAGAGCGCAACAAAATATTCAAGCTCAATCACAGGCTAATGCTCAAGCTGCGCAAGCTGCTGAATTAGCAAAATCGCAAGCAGAAAGCATTAAAGCGGAAGCTAAAATAAAATTGGCACAAGCACAGAAAAACTTTGATATTGAAAAATTAGAAAGAGAAGCTCAAATTAAAAAAGAACTTATGCTTGAAGAATTTAAAATGAATATGAAGTTAAAAGGTGCTGAGCTTAACACTAAAAAAGAAATTGCTGGCACTAAAGCACAGCAAACTTCAAAACCAAAAGAATTTGAGTCTAGCGGTAATGATGTTTTAGGTGGAATAGACCTAAGCAGATTTGAACCTAGATAATTTTAAACTATTATATATTATTTAATTATGGAAAAATGGAAAGTTAAAGGAATCGTTACAGACGAGCCAAAATCTAAACAACAAACAGAACAAGCTGTTTTAGATAAAGCTGTGGAAAAAGGTGAAATAGAACCAGAAGCTGCAGGTAAAAAAGATAACGATGTTATAAAAGTTGATTTAGATAAACTAAAAAACGAAGAAAAAGATGCCATTCAAAAGCAAAGCACAAATGAGGTATCTGTACGCGACGGATCCGAAACTAGCGAAGAAGTTCAAAAGGAAAACAAAGAGGAAGTTAAAAAACCTGCCGGAGAAAATAAACAAGAAGAAAAAAATAAAGGTAACAAAGAAAAACAGGGGGAAGAAATAGACTCACCTATTGAACTTGTACAAGAAGAAGAAAATAAACAGCCAGAAAAAGTTGATAATCAACCTAAGATTGATCAACGTTCGGCTGAAGTAAATAAAAAATCTGAACCACAACCTGAAATAAATTTACCAGAAAACATTGATAAACTTGTAAAATTTATGGATGAAACTGGTGGTTCAATTGAAGACTATGTTGATCTTAATAAAGATGTATCTAATTTTTCAGATGGAGAATTATTAAGACAATATTATACAAAATCTAAACCTTGGGATCAAAAAGAAATTACGGAGTACATGGAAGATAATTTTTCATATTCTGAAGAAGAAGATGATCCTAGAGATATAAGAAGTAAGCAAAGAGCTTACAAAGAAGAAATTTATAATGCTAAAAAGTTTTTTGATACTAATAAAGAAAAATACTATGCGGATCTTAAGTTAAGACGTAAACAAGAAATTCCACAAGAGTATACAGAAGCTTATCAGAATTATAACAATTTAAAACAAGAACAAGAAAAATCACAACAACTTACACAGCTATTTTTAGAAAAAACTGATTCTGTTTTTGGTGATAACTTTAAAGGATTTGATTTCCAAGTTGGAAATAATAAATATAGATATAAAGTTAATAATATTGCTGAAACAAAAAAAGTTCAATCTAACATTTCAGAATTTGTTAATAATTATTTAAATGACAAAGGTGAGATGGAAAACGCTACAGGTTACCATAAAGCTTTATTTGCTGCAAGAAATGCAGATAAATTAGCTGAGCATTTTTATCAGCAAGGCCGTGCCGATGCTTTACGTGAAAATGCTAAAGAAGCTAAAAATATTGATATGGAACCAAGAAAAGAAGGCTTTATAGAAACTAAAGCTGGACAAAAATTTAGAGTTGTTACGGGTGATTCAAGTTCAAAACTTAGAGTTAAACTTAAACAATAAAAATTTATAAAAAATGGGACTAACAACTGGAATAGAACATTTGACGCCTTCGCCTAGCAAAGGCCAACTGTTCCAAGGTAATTATATTACCAATTTTGATTTTACAAACCAGTTCTTGCCGGATGTTTATGAAAAGCAAGCTGAAATTTATGGAAACAGATCTATTGGTAGTTTTTTAAAATTAGTATCTGCAGAAATGCCTTCAGCTTCTGATGAAATAAGATGGGTAGAACAAGGTAGATTACATGTTGCATATAAAAATGTAACAGGAATTAGTGGAGACGTATTTACTGTAGGCTTAGAAGCAAATCCTGATGCAACTGCTTATCCTGCTGCTGCTGCTGCTGCGATAAGAGTAGGACAAACTATTATGGTTCAAGCTATAACTGCTGCGGGAGTACATACAGGACCGGTATTAAAAGGTATTGTGACTGTAGCTGGAGCTGCTGCTTCAGGTGACACATCAACATTTACAGCTAAATGTTTAGAGGCTGCTAACTGGAATGGAGCTATCAACGCTTCTAATAGGTCTAAGTACCACGTATTAGTATACGGTTCTGAATTTGCAAAAGGTACAGATGGAATGACTGGCTCAATTGATGCTAGTTATTCTTCTTATACTAACAAACCAATGATATTAAAAGATAATTATCAAATCAATGGTTCTGATACTGCACAAATAGGATGGATTGAAGTTACTTCTGAAAATGGAGCTTCTGGATATTTATGGTATTTACAATCTGAGCACGAAACTCGTCAAAGATTTGAAGACTATTTAGAAATGTCTATGATAGAATCTGTTAAAAGTACGCAAGCTGCATCCCCAGGGGGTGGAACAGAAGGTTTATTTGCTGCTTTAACTGGTAGAGGAAATGTTTATACAGATCTTTCTACAGAATTAGCTACAAATATGGATGGTTTTGATACTATATTAAAACAATTAGATAAAAATGGAGCTGTTGAAGAAAACATGCTTTACATTGATAAGTCTTTATCTTTAGCTATTGATGATGCACTTGCTGCTAAGAACTCTTATGGAACTGGTGGTACTTCTTATGGTGTATTTAATAACAGCGAAGAAATGGCTTTAAATTTAGGGTTTTCAGGATTTAGAAGAGGTGGATATGACTTCTATAAAACTGACTGGAAATATTTAAATGACTTCGGAACAAGAGGTTTATTTAGTGATATTGAAGGTGTTTTAATTCCTGCTGGAACTTCTACAGTTTACGATCAAGAATTAGGTCAAAATATTAAAAGACCATTCTTACACGTAAGATATAGAGCTTCTGAAACTGATGATAGAAAAATGAAAACTTGGATTACAGGTTCTGTAGGTGGTTCTTATACTACTACTACAGACGAAATGCGAGTTTCATTCTTATCTGAAAGATGTTTAATAGTACAAGGAGCTAATAACTTCTTTTTACTAAAAGACTAATTTTAATTTAAAGATGAGGTGTCTTAACGGGCACCTCAATCTTTATTTATTTTATTAAATTATATATTATGAAAAATTGGGAATTAAAAGATAGAACATATAAGTTAAAAGACAGTTCTCCTTTAACTTATAAAATAAGAAGCACTGGAATGCTTTGGTTTGATGAAGATAAAAAAGTTAATAGAGAGATTAGATATGCAAGTAATCAAAAAAGTTTATTTGTAGAAGAACAAGATAAATATGCACAGTTAGATCATGTGGTATTTCAAGATGGAACGCTTATTGTTCCAAGAAATAATCCTTTATTACAACAGCTTTTATCCGTATATCATCCAGATAAATGGTTATGGGAAGAACTAGACGCAGTTCAAGAAGCTAAAGATGATATTGATATAATTGAACAAGAAATCGAAGCACAACGATTAGTTCAAGAATTAGAAATAGAACATCTTGAGGCTATACTTAGAACAGAAGTTGGTTCAGAAGTAACTAAAATGTCTACAAAAGAAATAAAAAGAGATTGTTATTTATTTGCAAAAAATAATCCTGAGTTATTTATTGAAGTTGCTAATGATGAAGATATAAAACTTAGAAA